ATTCTTTAATTTATTATCATATAAGAAACAATCTCCTCGTGAGGCATTTTGTGCTATTGGTTCCAAAGCACAAGGTGTTCTCAGTAGACCATCTTTTTTGATTGGTTTGGCCTCTGCCATTTGTGTGGGCATAGGTTTTGTTAAATTTTCATCTTGGACTTTCAATTTCCAAGGCGCTAAGCAATCTAAACCTGTTCCTCATGCTTTTGAAAGAGAAAACCAGTGGATCAAACCTTCTGGAGCTGACATCTCTAGAGAAGGATCTAAGCAATCTAAAACTGTTGGTCAGAAAGATGTTGAAAATCTGCTTCGTTTGATTTCCAAGAACATTTATAAGATGTTCAGTGAAGTTAATGAGAATGATCAAGGTTATTTTGGATATCTTACTGGAATTGTAGGCAATAAGTATATTGCTGTAAACCACACTATTCCAGTAGGTGGCTTTTTCATGAAAGTCACTAAAGAAGATTTCCATAAAGCTGGAGTCAATTCCACACGCAGATTTTGGGTCGAGGAATCTCAAGTTACTCGTTTCCCAGATCAAGATCTTTGTATTTTACAGATTAATTGTCTCCCACCTTTGAGAGATATTTCACCTTATTTGGCTCCTGAGACTTTTTCAGCCCCAGCACAAGGTGCTCTTTTGTCTCATCCTGATGGTGTCATGATGTCTGTGGATAAGATGGAGAAGAGTTCAACTATTCATAAATCCCTATTACCCAATTTGAAAGAAGTTTGGGTTAACCATGTCGAATTCCCCACCACTGTGGGAGATTGTGGTAAACTCTATATTCATCTCGGGCCTCAGGGACCTCAAATTGTTGGACTTCACATTGCAGGTAAGCCAGGAGATACTCTGGCCCTTGCAACACCTATTTATGATACTCTTGATTTTTCAGATCATGGACCTATTCAGGGTTGTCCTGAAATGTCTGCTCCATCTGCTGAACGCACATTGGTTGAATTGCATCAGAAAGCTCCTGTATCCTTCATTGAAGAAGGAACTGCTGAGATTTATGGTTCATTTTCTGACTTTCGTGCTAGTATGAAATCTAGAGTTGATGTTTCTCCTATTGCTGAGCATCTGGATCCGCTTGAGTACCCAATTACTCATACTAAACCAGATCTCAAATCTTGGAGACCTAAAAATATTGCTCTCACAAAAATGGTGAAGAAACCTGAAAATTTCAGGCAAGATATCATCGATATTGTGAAACAATCTTATTTACAGGATATTTTATCCAAAGTTCCACGTGATGAGTTAGATGAACTTCATCCTTACGATGATTTTACTGCTCTCAATGGTGCAGCTGGTGTGGCTTATGTTGATTCTATCAACAGAGCTACAAGTGCAGGGCTCCCTTGGAAGAAAAGTAAGAAACATTTCTTGCTTCCAGGTGTGCCTTGCGACCAAGCACCAAATCCCGTTGAGTTTACGGATGAAATTAAGGAACGTATTACTATGATTGAGGAAACCCTCAAACAAGGTTATCGCTCTCATCCTGTTTTCTGTGCTCATCTTAAGGATGAACCAGTTACCCATGCAAAAGCAAAAATTGGTAAGACTCGCACCTTCACTGGTGCACCTTGTGATTTTTCACATGTTGTCAGGAAGTATTATTTACCCATGGTGAGATTGCTTCAGAATAACAAGTTTGCTTTTGAAGCTGCACCTGGCACTGCTGCCCAAAGTGTTGAATGGGGCGATATTTATCGCTATTTGACACAATTTGGTGAAGACAGAATTGTAGCAGGAGACTTTGCAGGATATGACACTAAGATGTTTTCCTCCCTTATGTTGGCTGCTTTTGATGTTCTGATTGAACTAGCAAAAGAAGGTCAATATGATGAAGAAGATGTTCGTGTCATGCAAGGACTTGCCGCAGATATCAGTTTCCCTTTAATTGATTTCTTCGGTGATCTCATTCAACTTGATGGTACCAATCCTTCTGGACATCCTCTCACTGTGATTATTAATAGTCTGGTGAATAGTTTGTACATGAGGTATATGTATCTCATTTTGAATCCTGAGAAAGAAGTTCATTCTTTCCAAGATAATGTTAAACTTATGACTTATGGTGATGATAATATCATGGG